CCAAGCTGCAGCTCAACGGCCAGGACCGCTTCACGGAGCGTGAGGGACGCTACTTCACGTATGTGCAGCCGTACCAGCACCACACCCGCACGCCGGCGGCCCCGGGCATCTGCGTGTACTCCTTCGCCCTCAAGCCGGAGGAGCACCAGCCGTCTGGCACGTGCAACTTCTCGCGTATCGACAAGGCCACGCTCCAGCTCACGGTGTCCGTGAACACGGTGCGCGCCGGCCGCACGGCCCAGGTCCGCGTCTACGCCGTCAACTACAACGTGCTCCGCGTGATGAGCGGCATGGGTGGCCTGGCGTACAGCAACTAGACGTCCCAAGGGGTCCTCCCCGGACAGCCGAGATCTCTCAAACCACGAAGAAGAACCAAAAACAAAACAACAAATGCGTCTGGAAACCCAGGTGAATTTGTGGTTATACCGTAATGGTGATCTATATCCCCCTTGGAGATACGTGCTCGCCAGCACATGCGATAAAGGGACTCGGATTGCGATCCGCCGCGTATCCGTTTGATTGGATAACCGGGAGCACCGAGTCTATCGTTGAGTGCATTCTCACTGATTTCAAGGACTTCCATACAGGATTATACCTTGCGACTGTGAATCCGCACATCGGAACGAACACTGTCCTGATCGATGCACTGGGATTTAAGTTTCACCACGACTACCCGACAACAAAGGGGGAGACCTGGGAAGACGACAGTCAATCTCGTAGCGAAGAATGGCATATCGTAGACAACTGGGCAGATTCATACCCAAGTGTATACGAGAAATATCAACGACGCATTCAGCGGTTCAGGGACGCGATGCGTGGGGCCGAACCCGTGGTCGGTGTCTGTCGGCGGTCTGTCGGAGAGTGTCATCATATTTTGGATGCGATTCGGAAAGTATATCGCCGCGACATTACCATCGTAACTGCATGTAAGACGGGAAGCACGGAGCGGAATGTCATTGCATGCGACCCAGAAGAGGGTGGAACATGGGATGATGTAGCCGTGTGGAAACGGGCATTCGAACGCGTACCAGCTCCGTCCCGTGGTCTGACATTCTCTTCACATGGCTTTGTTCGTTCGTAACGGTAGCAGACCATGGTCACATCCGCCAGCGAGGTGGATAAAGTAGTTCTTGTCATGGAAGTCTTCGAGCCGGGTCGAGGGCGAATCGGACTTCCAGATGATCCATACTGCGTTGAACTCGCTCGGCAATGTAACCACCATGTCAGACGTTTGGAACTCATAGTTGACAGTGGTCTGTTCAAAGTGGAACCCACGTGGATGGCCGATGCTTTTGAGTACATGTGCCCCATAGACTCCTTCGAGGTAGCTCCGGTGTTTACGTGGCTGAAAGACCATTACACCGCCATTGAATATCTTGTCTGTTTCCAGGGAGTACCCACATAGCTTATAGTACTCACACGCAGGCCACTCCCATCCGTTCTTCTTTTGCACCTCGATACGCCGGGCAAGCGTTGGTTGCGAATACTCGTCGACCATACCGATCTTATCACCAAAATCGCATGCTTCGTGAACTGGGGGAGAGTTCGGATTGATGATAATATCCGCGTCTACATAGACTATGAAATCATACTCGGCTGACCATTCTTGGCTACACAAGAGCAGCTTTTGAAAAGAGATTGAATGGGGATGCTGAACACGAGCGTCGAGATAGCTTGATATGACCTTGAAATCGTATCCATGCTTGGATGCATATGCCTCCTGGCTAGGACGGAAGAGCCGAGTATAGTCTTCCACATATTTATCGCCGATCGCGAGAGTGGCTAAACAAACTCGCATTATCATTGCCCGTGAGAGTATTTGCGGAAATAATCATTCGAGTCATGATACCTGAAATGCCCACCGAGCCCGATCGGTTGAACGCCTACGCTCCACGCTGCATACGGAAATCCAATCTGATCCTGGGTCGACAGTGTGAGTAGGTCATCGTACCACTGGTTCAACATAGGGACCGTCTTCGGGTGCTTCATATTCCAGGCCACAAAGCACGTAACCCACACACCGATATCCTTGAACCCGTTCCGTAGGTACACGCGGTACTGCTCGTCTACATCCTGATAAGGCTGAGACTGGCCGAACCAAAACGTAGAAGTATACCGCTCAAAGTGAGACTCCTTGACCTCATTCGCGAGGAGCCCATTTCGCTCAGTATGATCAATTGTAATCACGTTCGTATCGGTCTTGTTCGTCAGTGTGTCAATAACAAACTCGACAACTCGCGGGTTTGTGATCTCTATGCTCCCATCAATCCAGATTACGAACTCGTAATTTTGAAGGCGGGGAATGTTCTGAAAGTTCTGCTTGTAGTACTTGGCGATATTGAAGGTATGCTTGTTGTTGTCGATGGAGTTCATCTTGTTCGGCGTATCTAAGGGGCTTCGGTTGACAATGTGGTACGGTGTAGTGTCGATAATCCATCCGTTCGAACGTACATTTCCGCCCGGCGACATGAAGCAAATGAAATCGGACTCGATCGTCTGCTTAGCAAATGGCTTGCATGTCTTCTCGTATCCGCCATAATTCGCAGTGATAAAGGCAACACGCGGGAGACTACGTGTTGTATGAGAAATACCTTCGTACTCCATCTGTGTGTATACCTGACACTTTTCGTGTAAAGGGATTCACACAATGCGTGGGATGTAGTAGAAATGCTGCCTGTCGTTGTAACGTATGCGAATAGTGGGTATCGAGACTTCGTCGAGAACCTTCTGCGTAGCTTTCTTTACGTAACAAAGAACCATCGCATCGTGTGCTACTGCCTCGACGACGGTATTTACAACATCCTCGTTCAGTATTACAATCATCCTCGCATTGAAATTCGCAAATCAAGTCAGCTAACGCAGGGAGAGACGGCTGGATACGGATCGGCACAGTTTAACCGGTTAACGCATACCAAGATGCAGATCCTTCTCAACCAATTGAAAGAGTCGCCATTGGTCCATTTCGTCGACGGCGATGTCATTTTCCGCAAAGAGCCCAGCGAGGAATACTACGCAAAATACGCAGATTACGATATCGTGTACCAACGCGACGCTGCTCCCGCACCCTTTCATGAGTGGACGTGCACTGGAAACATGCTGCTACGTAATACCCCAGAGACGATCAGGTTTCTTGAACTCATCAAGTGGAAGCAGTCATACCTCAATATGAATGACCAGGAGTGTCAGAGGGAGATCTTCCGCGATGCGAAAGTAACTGATATTCGCAACTACCCCCTGGCAAAGCTCACCGAGTTTCCCATGGAGGAGTTCACGAGCGGGTTCGTGGTCCGCGAATTCATTCAAAAGGACGAGACAGATACGCACCACGCTATCTTTCGCGACTATCCGAAGATGAAGCTCGAATCTCTTCACGACTCCTGCATTGTCTTCCATGCAAACCACGTGTCGGACAAGAAGGACAAGATCGACCTATTCAAGACAATGGGGTCGTGGTATTTCTAGGCGTATTTCCGAAGGAGATCTTCATGTTCTCTTGCCTTTTCGACTGATGTGAGCTTCTTCGTTAACTGGTCTGGATGGTGGCGATCGATATACGTGATTGTATCGACAAAGAAGGACGGCGGACCCGCTGCCAAGAAAAGACGATGAAACCAATCCATGTCCAGGACCCAGATAAAGCGTGGGTCCATCTGAATATGCTTCAATGTATCGCGGATCACGACCTTGGTGGGACCACCAATCGTGTTTTCGTGAAGAATGTTGCCCGTCCAACGAGGAAAGTGACATCCCTCGCTCACAGGATCAAATTGACAGGACACGGCTACCCATTGAGACCCCGTCTGGTTCATGTGTTCAACCACGTCCGAGACAGCCATTGGGTGTGCAAGTCGATCGTCCATTGCGATGTAGTGAAGGAACTGGCCAGTCGCATACTTCAGTGCGTTGTTCCAGTTATGACATGGACTTCCATAGTTTTCGCTGTAGCGAACATAGATTACCTCGACACCCTTTGTGTCAAGCGACCGGACTGCGGTCTCGATCTTGTCGTCTTTACTGTGATCAGAAACGACGCATTGAATCGGGCGATATGTCTGGCTAATGATTGAGTGTAGACAGTCGGTTGTGAATCCAACGCCCTTCCCATCGCACTCATACGTTGTTACCAGTGCAGAATATACGGACATTGTTTAGAAATCATATATTATAAGTCCACATGACACGCAGTACCCTGCTTGAATGGCAAACCACCTATAAGAACCCGACTACGCTGATTGTCCAGGCATCGCATCCCAGTGGGGATGACTCGTGGATGCCCTTTCCAATCGGAATGTGTTATCATTATCCTTCCCAGGTCGGAAAGGGTCAGAGTATTCAGATAGGATCCCATGAGAATTTGGTCATGTGTGCGATCAGCACATCAACTGACCGGAACCGCCGCCCCCATCCAAAGAATAGGTCGTCGATCCTTGCCACCCTTGCTCGGAATGGGATCCACAATCAACAGCTTCCGCCACCTGTATATTATGACCAGCTCCCGCATGTCAAGTTCGTCGTCTCGCCCGAGGGAAATGGAATTGACTGCCATCGCCACTACGAAGCACTGATTGCCGGTGCGATTCCAGTTGTAGAGCGTCATCCGCTTACCGAGCAAAAGTACGCCGGATGCCCGGTTCTGTGGACAGACGATTATTCGGAAATCACGCCCGAGTATCTGACGTCGGCATACAATGAGATGATCGACAAGGAGTATGACTTTTCAAAGCTCTTTATGGATGCCTACGACGAGCCGACGCGTGCCCGTATTCGCGAGTGTGGCAATTACTGGGTAAAATGTACCACGAAAATGACCTGGTATTGACATAATGGACGTCTTCTGCATACACCTTCCGCACCGGACGGATCGAATGGTAAACATTCAGAAGATAGAACGGTTCTATCCTTCTCTGAACATCCACGTCGTCGAAGGTATTCAACACGAACGCGGCCTGACTGGCTGCCTACTGTCGCATCAGAAGATTGTGCGTATGGCGAAGGAGCAGGGTCGGCCGTACGTGTGGGTCATCGAGGATGACTGCAAACTGCTTCCTGGAAACGGGGCACTGGTCTCGTATGCGAATAAAATTGCCAAATACCTCGGTGACAACCCAAAGGTTGGCATTGTCAATGGATGCGGAAACCTCGAGGAATTCAAGGTCGACACCATTCAAGCTGTGGGCGACATGTTCTTTCTGACCGCTCCTCAGGTATGGGCCACACACTGCATGTTTTACTCGCAGTCCTGTTACGATGCGTTTTTGGGCTTAGATCCCGGGGCTATCATTGACACCGAAACCAACAAGCTGAATCTGGTGTTCACGTTTCCATTTCTAGCCACACAGGTCACATCGTTCTCGGACATCACGAAGAAGGATGTGAACTATGATAATATTGTTCAGTCACGCAACTATGTTGCTCATGTGTTACGCGAAAAGAAACTATACAAGGAGTGATACCAGCTCATTGACCTTTCGGCGGTTCTCCGGATCCGAGAGCGGTCGGATTGAATGGCAATCGCAGTACTCGTCTGTCTTGATTTCATATGGGCTGTATACCCACCACGTGCGGTCGAGCCGCTGGTGGTAGCGATGGCGAAAGTCAAAGATGGACTGGTCGGGGTACGAATTCAGTAAGTCGGTTGTGTAGTCCTCGTCGATTCCCCACTGGGAACGCGGGTCCTGGTGAGGTGCGAATGGGTGTGCGGCCAACTCCTTGACTGAAGTTGTCCAGTCCGGATTGAGTTTGAGGACACGTGCGAGAGTTGAGCCCTTGCCCACGTGATAACAGACCGGAAAGGTGTCTTGAAGGTGCACCCAATACTTGCGACGAACGAGTCCGTTCGGACGACGAGCCGGCATTTTGTGGGTAGGCGGGAACAGGTGGACGTACTTGTCATCTGGAATGGCTGCCAGGTCGTTCACAAAGTAGTTCTTGGAAATGGGAATCATGTCAATGTCGGACACGATGCAGACCTGATTCGGAAAGAGAGTTGCTCCCCAGAACCGACCCCATACGCTATTCATGTAGGTCGGTATTCCGGGTGTGGGCTTCAACTTGAGAACGCGACCATATGTCGTGTCGATGGGAATGTCATGGTTCTCGTCAATGTAGATGAGAATAGGCTCGACTCCAATACGCAGCCGCCACACCTTGGACACAATTGGCCAGAAATCAAGGTACATCGGATTCGAATCGCAGCTATGAAGGGCAATCTCCGGTCTCATCTTATATATGCCGCCGCACGAAATTGAACAGGTCGTGACGACGGCTCAATGTACTCCGCTTCCCACGAATCGACAACGCAGACGGGATAATTCGCGTAGAAAGACGTGAGTGCGTTGCGAAGAACCACTGGAGTCGCACCACACAGAAGGGCTTCGTAGAACCGGTGCGTATCCAATCCCGTCCCCTCTGGACACAGCACAAACCGCGACCGACATAGATCGGCCCGATATTCATCAAGTGACAATCCAGACTTGATCGTAGTACGCGAGTCATTGCGTGCAGCATCTAGACACTCCTGGCGTTTGGTTGGATTTGTGGATGGAAGGAAGTTCGCATAGGCCAAGATGTCGCGTGGCACATGTGTGGGTTGGAAGGACCGAGCCCAGGGAAGCTGTCTGTCCGCAAATCCAAGGGGAATGGTTGTCAGTCGCGGGTGATGGACCGTAGTGTTCGCGGCATAGATATGGTTCGCATAGGGCAGAAGTGCCCGGAGCTTGGGTTCATCAAAGGACTGGTCTGAGTTGTGGACAATGAAGGTATGCTTCTTGAAGAGCTTGGGAGGACTGTGCTGAACGAACGCATGGACAAGGTCTCCATTGAGAAAGACGCGATCTCCATTCCTCGCAGCAATTGTGTACCTCGGGAGGTCTGGGTAGCGTGGTTCCACCACCCATTGACAAAGTTCAGCGAAGGAACGACCCGATATCATTTGCTACGTAGAGAGACAAGTATGAAGGTCTTTTCATTCTGTTTGTATGGGCCATACAATGAACGCTACTACCCCGGGATGATTGAGAACATTCATCTGATTCACAAGCACTTCCCTGGGTGGTATATCTACATCTACGTCGGTGCGGATGTTGACCAGCATACAGTGGACATTCTTAGATCAGCCCCTCGCGTAGTTCTCCGAATGACGGGGAAAGTGGGTGCTGGGAACATGATCAATCGGTTCTTCGCAATCGATGAACCGAACGTGGAGATTATGATGGTCCGCGACGCAGATTCGCGTGTTCACTGGCGGGACCGTTGGGCCATTCGTCAGTTTGAACAGTCTCCGGCTATTGCTCATTCGATTCGCGATTATCCGCTCCACACAGCCGCTCTTATGGGCGGACTGTGGGGATTGAAGAAGGGGTCGGGTCTTCACATTCAGACTGAGTATGCTTCGTTCCTTGCGAATCCTGTGGATAAGGGAATGTCGCACGACCAGGATTTTCTCGGGGACCGCATTTATCCGTCAGTCAAGTCGCAGCTTCTGGCTCACACTGGAAACGGTGGACCGTGTGGAATCGGGGAGACATGCCGTCCGTTCC